GCATTGAGCGGTTTTGCGTCTGTTGGCCAAAACCACCAAAGCCGCCGCCACCCATGAACGGGTTCTGCATCTGCTGGCCGTAGCCGCCCATGCCGCCAAAACCACCAAAGCCGCCACCGCCCATGAATGGGTTCATTTGCTGTTGGCCAAAGCCGCCCATGCCCCCGCCCATGAAGGGGTTCATCTGTTGTTGGCCAAAGCCACCGTAGCCGCCAAAGCCGCCCCCGGCCATGAAGGGGTTCATCTGCTGGCCAAAGCCGCCCATGAACGGGTTCATTTGCTGTTGGCCAAAACCACCAAAGCCGCCGCCACCCATGAAGGGATTCATCTGCTGTTGGCCAAAACCACCAAAGCCGCCACCGCCCATGAAGGGGTTCTGCTGCTGTTGGCCAAAGCCGTTGTAGCGGCCACCCAAAGGCCTGTTTTGGCGGGATGGGCGGCTCATCTGCTGCTGGGGATCGTAATCGCTGCGCGGGCCATCGGCAGATAGTAGGGGTCCCCGACCGTCATAGGTTCCCATCATGCCGGGCGTGTCCCGACCATCCCGGTACGTGCCTGTGGTTTCATCAAAGTCGGGAGTGCCCCCAATGTAGCCAAGGTCGTTGTTCTGCGTAGGTGGTGGGTTCTTTATGCGGTGTGGGCCGCGAGGACCAAACATAACGGGGTCGCTGCCCTCAAACGGCAGGGGTGTTGTTCCGCCGGTTTGCGGAGGGTAACCCGGGGGGCGCATGCCGCCATCGCCGTCCATGATGACCGGCTCTTGGCCATATCCCGGAGGCAGTTTGTTGGTGGGGCGGTTTGTCGTCCCACCCAGCATGCCCGGTTGCCGCTGGCTGTAACGGGGATCGTCTGACGACAAAGGGCGCAGGTCGCGGGACTCTGCGCCAGTTGCAGGGTTGTATTGCGAGCCGCCGTACACGGGGCCGGATGGGTACTGGTACATTATCTGAACCTCGCGGTTTTTGCTGCCACTTTGGGCGGCTGTTTCACAAACTGCTTGCCCACGGCTTTACCCGCACGCTTGGCTTTTGTGGTGGCCGCATACTCTGCGGGGCTGAGCGATTTTATCGCCTTCTCCGGCAAATAACGCTCCCCCGTTTTAGACGACGGCTTGCCGCTTTTGGTGCGCCACTTCTGGTCGCCCCAGTCTTTGAGGGATTGCTGGGGCGCTTTCACATCAGTCCTTGTACCCGCCGCCAGCGGCCTTGTACTTCTTGGCCACGAGCTGTGCCTTGCGGGCTGACCACTGGCCTGCCCCGGTGCCCTGCGTTGCAGCAGCTTTGACTTGGCTCACGATACGCTTGCGCATACCGGGCTTGGTGTAATTGCCAGCCGCGTTGACTTTGCCGCCTTCAGCGTACTGCGTGAAGTCGGTGTCATCCCGGCGAGCCTTGCGGACGCCTTTGGGCATCTTGGAAGGGAGCACTGCCCCCATGCCGCGACTGGCCATCATGTCAGCAGGCCTTGCCGCCCATGGCCATCTTGACCATGGTGCCCTTGGTGTGACCCTTGGACACGCAGCCGTCGGCACGCGTGACGCCGCCCTTGGCCATTTTTTTCATCGGCATGTCCGCTTTAGCACCTGCCTTGTTTTTCGCAATCATCGCTTTGAAAGCGGGGTTCATTTTCGTTGCCATATCGCCACCTTTTGAAAATTTGCGGCCCTTGTCCGCGTTGGAAAAATCTTTGCCCACGGACTGTGGGACACCTGTTTTCTTCGCAAAGGCTGGGTTGTTGGCCACAGCCGCCATGAAGTTGTGTTGCTTTTTACTCGTGCTGGGCATTGCCGCCTCGCAGGTTGTCAATCTTGCGCTCCAGCCGATCAAACCGGTCCATCAACTGCTGCATGTCGGCCCGGAACTCCGAGCGTGTGATGTGATCCCGAGCCACTTCTTCGCGGGTGCGGTTGAGCAGAATGCCAAGACGATTGATCTCGGCAAACCTTTCTTTCAAAACGAACCCCAGCATGGCCACAACGGCTGTGAGCACAAGGTTCCAGACCATCATCTCCATGTCAGCACTTCCATGCCCGCAGGCTTTTGTTGATGCGGGAGTTCGGGTCCTTCTTGGCCTTCTCTCCGGTCAGCTTCTCTTTCATGCCTTCCATACGGGCACAAAAAGAGTCGCGGCGTTTGCCGCCCTCTGGCTGGGGAGCCTTCAGGCCGGGTTTGCCGGGGTTGGCCTTGTTGTAAGACGCCCGCCCCTTCGCGTTCAAGCCGCCCTTCTCGGACTTGCCTTCTTTGCGTGTCCATGCAGGCGACTTAGCCATAGAACACCGTGATTTTTGCGGTGGCTGGGAGCGTCACATGGACGTTCGTACGAAACAAAATCCCTTGGCCGGGAAGTGGCATCGTGATTGGTTGCGTGCCCGTTGCAATGTTGAACTGCAACAGGATGGTGCCGCCTGCGCCGCCATCACGAAAAATAACATCCCCAGCGGTTCCGCCAGAAACGCAGTGATAGGCTCTGACGCGAGTGCGGTACGCCACCACGGTAGCCGTAGCTTCGGTGTGTACCGCTAGGACGTCGGTTTGCATCGTCATAATCAATCTCCTATTTTGCAGGGGCCGAGGCCCCCGAGATCAATTAAGCGCCAGCGGAGACTTTGAGGGTGCCTGCATCGTTCCAGAGACGGCCAGCAACTGTGGGGTCGCTTGTGGGCAGTGCAGTCATGGAGATGGATGCGTTGGTCAGGGAGGCGACGCCAGAAGCTGTCAGCGTGGTAGCTGCAACAGGGCCAGCGACAGCGCCGGTAACTGCGCCGATGAAGCCGTTTGTCGATGTGACTGGGCCGGAGAAGGTCGTGCTTGCCATGATAATTTCCTCATGCGGTTAAGGCGTATCTGTCTGCATGACGTCGGCCCGGAGCCGTCAGATACACCGGAAAGTCCGGGGAGTGTGGGCAATATAACCCAAAAGAAAAGGGCCCACAAGGGGCCCTTCTCATTTAAGCCCAAGGGCTTAGGACGAACCGGAGCTGCCCCAGATACCCAATGGGTCAGACCAGCCGAACGAATAACGCTCGCGGGCCTTGTAGCGGACGTTGCCGGTGTCGAAATCGCCATCCATCGAGGTGGCCAAGGCGGCGCGCTCGAAGTGCTTCAGGCCGTTTGGAACGTCTGTGGTCAGGAACCAAGCGTTGTTGTCGGTCAAGAAGTGGTTGACGGTGTAGCCACCGGAGATGGTGCCCATCTGCTTCAACGCGTTGATGTCGTTGTCGGCAGTGCCCACACGCAGTTCGGTGTCCAGCAAGCGCTTGGCAACGAACATCAGTGATGGAGGGATCACCAGCTTGACTGGCTTGGCTGCAATCAGCAGTTGACGCTCGTCCGTCCAAGCAGCGATCTGGATCGTTGCGTTTTCCAGCGACGTCTCGTTCAAGTCCACACCAGTTGTTGGGCTGTTGTAGTTCACGCCGCCGCCCACGAGTGGGTGGCCAACGCGAGTGCCGGAGCTGTTGTTGCCGAACAAGGAGACGCCGTCGCCGCCGGGGGCAGCACCGGAGAAGCCAGTGTTCAACACGGACGCAGCTTTGACCTGCTTGGTGTAGGCCATGCCACGGGCCAGTGCCTTGGTGTAGCGGGCGGACAAGCTGTCGTACAGGTTGTCTTCCACAGCTTCTTCAGTGATGGAGAAGCCCAGAGCGATGGTTTCGTGGGTGTAGCGAGCAGTGAAGGCTTCTTGCGCGTTGTCGTAAGCGATGGCGGAGCCTTCGTTCTTGACAGGTGCAGCACCAAAGCCGGACAGCTTGGTTTCTTCTTCGAACGAACGCTCAGATTTCTCTGTTTCGTACAGTTCTTTGTGCTCTTCGCCGTAGCGTTTGTACTCCAAACCGAACAAGGCGTTCAGGCCGGGGAGCAGCTCTTTGAGCAGTTGTGCGCGTGAAATTGCCATGGTGAGTTACTCCTTACAGGCCGACGTTGTTCAGGTACGAGTGTGCACTGGGGTTGAACTTAACCAACACATCAGTGAACGCATCGCCGGGAGTGGACGCAAAGCCCACGATACGGAAGGCTGCAGCGGTGGTCACCACAGTGGCATCCAATGCGCTGTTCGACACGCCAGTCTGGGTAGAACCAGTGCTGGTGCTCTGCGCAGCGGCAAAGAAGGTGTTGGTGCCCAACACGGTCTGTGCGCCGGAGCCGTCCAACTGTGCTTGGAACACGACGTTGGGGTCAGTGATGACCTTGGCCGACACCACGCCGGTTGTGCCGGAGGGGTAGAACTGGCTGAAGATCAACTGGCCTTGGGCGTTGAAGTACTCGCAGC